TGAGAATTTGTGTGGCATTCCTGGACGTAAGTTTGTCGACTCCATTCCTTTAAATACTTCTATTGGTTTTCCTTTGAATGGACCCAAACGCCGTTTTGTTACGGAATTGGAACCCACTCCTGAGAAACCAAATAATAGAGTGTTGGATAAGGAAATTATGGATGAGATCAACAGATGTCTTGGTTGCTACATGCGCGGTGAACGTGCTTACACGATTGCAAAAGCGTGCAAGAAGGATGAGGTGCTTTCAAAGCCAAAGTGTCGAATTTTCTATGGAAATCCGATTTCTTTGACTTTTCTTGTTAGGAGATATTTCTTACCTATCTTGCGTGTTATGCAATTCAACCCGAAGACCTCTGAGTGCGCCGTTGGCGTAAACAGTTTTGGACCTGAGTGGCAAGAATTGCATGACCACATTTACCATTTTGGAAAAGATCGCATTATTGGAGGCGATTATGGTAAGTATGATCAGAAGTTACCTTCGCAGCTATTGTTTGCTGCGTTGAGGATTATGATCGATTTTGCACGTGAATGTGATTACTCCGAGGAAGATTTGAACGTTATGGAAGCGATGACAGGTGATTTGGTTTATGCATTGATAGCTTATAACGGAGACTTGATTGGATTGACAGAGGGAACCCATATTAGTGGGAATTCCCTCACAGTAATCCTTAATGGAATCTGTGGTAGCTTGAATTTGCGTTGCTTCTTTTACAGCGTTTATCCAGCTCGCTCTTTCGCTGAGCGTATGCCCTTTCGTGAGTATGTCAAGTTGATTACTTATGGTGACGATAATATTGGATCCGTCAGTAAGCGAATTGACAAATTTACAATTAAGGGTGCTTCCGAATTTCTGGCAGCTTACGGTCAAACGTACACGATGCCTGATAAGGAGAGTGAGCTTTTGGATTTTCTTCCTCCTGAGGAATTTGAGTTTCTCAAGAGAAAGAGCAATTTTGTGCCTGAGTTGGGTGTTCACGTTGGAGCTTTAATTGATAAATCTTGCATGAAAATGTTGCATTGTTATTTGCGAGACAAGAGCTCGCCTTTGACAGAGGAACATGCTTGTGCGCAGAACATTGATACAGCACTGCGTGAATGGTTCAACCATGGCAGGGAAAAGTATGAAAAGCGTCGAGGTCAAATGAAAGAGGTTGCTAGACGCTCTGGTATTACACATTTGTGTACCCAGTTGGATAAGACCTTCGATGAGAAGGTTGTTGAGTGGAAGGAGAAGTATCGAGGCCATCGATCCGCTGTGGTTGATGACAACGACAATGTCTTCTTCGATTTTTAAAGGTTTCGGAATTCCCTTAATAAGACCGCCCCGTTTGCACCATG